TACTTTCTTCAGGGCTTTTTCCGGATATTCAGCATCATAAGTCCGGCAAGAGAAAACCGTTCCTTCTTTGTTGATAAAATGAAGCCAATTGTTTTCTTCCATCATTTTGGTCGGATTGTAATTCTGCAACTTGACAGCGATCTTAGCGGGGATAATAAAGGTTCCGTCAAACTCCTCTTCCATTTTGTATTTGGTGCCGCGGTAACTGTCGGTGGAATAAATCTCTTTTCCGGATATGAGGAGGCAGGTCAATTCAGGCTTGACCATATTGGTGCTGGCAGAGAAGAAAGCAAGTTTGACTCCTTCCATAAAATCGGCAGGGAGATTTTTCCATTTTTTGGAACTGATACCGGGAGCTTCGATCTTCTTCAATTTGATTTCAGCATCAACGGAGAGGGTGGTCTCAAAGTTTTTGCCCTTGATTATGATGCCGGATTCACCCTGGATAATTTCGATTGTTTCATCTTCGATTTTGCCGCAGAGTTTAAAAATCTTGTCCGCTACCACTGCCCCGGTTACACCGGTTTCAAATTTGTGGCTGACGGATATTTCATCATTGTAGGACCAGATCCGGTCAGGGTCAAAAATAAAATGTGTGGACTGTTCAATGATCGCTTTGTCAGATACGCCTGGCTTTACTTTTGCCAAGGAATCCAGGAATTGATTTCTGTTTACTCCCTTGTCCTCTTTGATTTCGACTTTTTTGGTTTCGGGGGTTCGTGTTTTTCTTTGTCTTGTCATTTGTTTAATTTCTCCTTATCCGGTTATTAATTTAGTTGCTTTTTTGGGATCACCTTTGACAAAAATTAAAATATCTTGATGGACTTTAACTATTTTTCGGCCCGAATCAAATTGTTTATTTGCTCTCATTGCTGCTGTATTTAATCCATTTTCAAGATAAATTATTTCGTTATAATATTTGAATCCAATATCGACCATTATTCTTTCTGTTTTTCCTACAAACCCTTTTAGAATACCTTTTTTATCTCTGAAATCACCAACAACCAAACAGGCGAATCTATTATTTTTTAATCTTTTAAAAGTTTGTAAAAGGATTTTTGCATATTCCACAAGGAAATCCTCATAACTCATATTTGATATGTCTCTTGGGTCATCAGAATATTTTTCGAGGTTCCCATATGGAGGACAGAAAAATATAAAATCTGCCTGCGGGGCTTTTTTTACTTTTAATAATGAGTCACCACAGACCCATTCAGGTTGGTTTGCGGTATCATTATTATTTTCTATTTCATCTCTATGCCCGACGATCCAAAACAAATCACCTGGCTCTAAATATTTTAAACATTTTGCTTCATAAATTGGGTCTAAATCAATATCGCCTAATCTGGCTTTTATGTGAGTTTCGTATTTAATTTCACAATCAATCAATGTTACCATTTGTTTCCAGAATAATGGCGCAAATTTGTCTAATCTTTTTACTGGATTTGCGCCAACAAGAATACCAATAACTTCTATATTTAACTCCTCATCTTCGATCCCGTGTAAAATTCCAGCCAATGACATACCACTGCCAACTGGGACAACAATTCTCTTTATGTTTTTTGGAATATTTTTAATCTGTTTTCTTGTCTGATTGATGGCCTCCTCGCATTCCATGCCAAACGGTATTTCTGTGTAACCATGTTCTTTTGCATATTCTCTTGATCTTGCGACGATGACAGTATTGTAACCCGGCCTATGTTGTTTTATTTCGGTTCCAAGAGCAACTGATTCGGCAATTGTTCCTTGTGAAATATCGCCTGTTGGTACATGCGCCGTGCATGGCAAATTCATTGCTTTTGCCATTATAGAAACAAGTTTGACCTGAGGTGATTGCCTGCTTCCTGCGGTGGTCAAACCTTTTTTTTGCTTTTTTAGCTAAATAATAACATGTTCTCGCCTTACCTCCTCTTGCACCATGGATGGAACAAAGATCATCTCTTTTAACATAAATTCCATCAATATTTTCTATGGGCGTTAATTCTTCATGATTATATGTTTTTGTTTTACTTCCTGTATTTAATATTTTTTGTTCCTGTTCAATATTAGCGTTAATCTGTTCTTGACTTAAATCACAACCCCAATAATTAAAACCCAAAAGAGAAGCAACAATACCTCTAACAGAACCTCCTGCAAATGGGTCTATAATTTGGCCCTTTGCAGGGCAGAACCACTTATACATTAACTCACACGTGACAGGATCAAAAACAGAAGTACCTGTATAAAATTCTCTATAATCAAATTTATTCCATGGTTGAGTTCCGCATAAATTTTTCTTCCTGCCGATTTCCCCCTTAATCCCCAATTTGATCCATCTTTTTTTTCTGTTTTGCCAAAAGCCTTCTTTTGAATTTAATACGGGAAAAGGCGGAACTCCAAATTTATTTGATAAAATACTTGTCGAAGCAAGGTTAATAAGTCTGGGATTAATTGGCCCTAACATTTTTTCATCATATAAATTTAATTCACTTAGCATATTTTGCCTTTAGAGTTATGATATCAGAATGCAATTATTAACGATGGCTTATTAATAATTGCATTCTGATATATATTAACATGTTTGCTATTTTCCTATCGTGTATTTGTCGCCATTTACTGTGGCGACACCAACTCCTGCCATGATTTTTAATGCTGTCCGAGCATAAAAAGAAGCGTAATCAATATCGTCTTTCCCACCACTTTCAATATAAAGTTTATTGGCTTCTTCAAATGCTGCTTTGATGGATTTATTGTTATTCAAACCAATAATTGCAGCCGCAATTCGGGAGAATTTTTTGGCAGCTTTTTTCTTCGGTTCTACTTTAGCCTTTTCTTTTGCGGGCTCTACTTTATCCTTTTCTTTTGATAGTTCTTTTTTGGGCTCAGGGGTCTCTTCCGGTTTGGTCACTTTCTCATCCGGCTCTTCGGCCTTTTCCTCTTCAACGGGTAGTGCAACAGGTTTCTCCCAACCCATTACTTCCAGCCATGTTATCATGTCGTCGGTGAAATCTTCGTGGTCCAGATCGCCAAGCTCAATGTCTTGGGCGGCATCGGCCACTTCATCATACAGGTCTTTCCGTAGAATTCCTTTCCCGGTCAAAATGGGGTCTTTGTATCCCAGAACCTTGTTCATCATTGTTGCAATAGCGGTTAACATTTTCAATGTTACGTCTTTTTTCAGCATTTTTTAATCTCCTCAGTTATTGTGATTTGTGAATAATTATATGATTTAAAATTTGTTTTTAGGAAAAATCTTGCCCGGCTACTCGGGCCTTATATTGAGTCTCCTGCCGGGCAAGATTTTGAAACCGGCGGTGGTAACCGCTTCCAACCCTCATGATATCATCTATTTTTGGGTATGAGTCATATTTTACAATGACACCGCCGGATTGAACAAAACCGGCTCAAGTGCGATTGCTTAGATTTCCCGGTTGGTATGGCCGCAATTTATCTTTTTGTCTTTTTTTAAGCGGCAGGTCTATGATGTTAATCCGGGACCAGGCGGCGACGGGGATGCCATTGTTCATTTCCCCAGGCGGGCCGCACAAGCAATCCATTTGCACTTGAGCCGGGTGCTACCTAAAACTAATGAAGCTTCATGATTTCCTCCTTTCTCAACGGTGTAATTTCGGTTCGTATTTAATTACCTTTCACCCCTATTATAAAGCCAAATCAAAAAAGTTTAAATTATTTTACAATATTTTTTTGCCCTCCTTTTAAAATTCTCCTCGGCAACTATCCAAATAAATTTTACCAATATTGAGTTGCTGCAAAACGGTTATTTTTTCAACCTTGTTTTCTCCATGCCGGTCTTTCAATTTGTCAATCCGGGATAACCCTCTTATTTTATCAGCATCATTTTGATTGATTGCCATGCCGCCATCAATTTTACCAAGCTTGGAAATATCTTCTGCCCAGTCTCCTTTTTTGATATCCTTACCCGTTCTGGCCGTATTGGATTGGGAACCAGTTACCACAAGCATTTTTCTTTGCCCTGCAAGAGCTTTGTGCCCTGCCCAAATATCTTGAATGGCATATCTGGGATTTGATCGATGGTTTTCATCGGCGAACTCATCAGCAAAATCAGTCACAAGTACATCGCAAATAAAATCTTCATAATGTTCCAAATTATACAAGCTGGCCCTTAATTCAGAAATGGTCAATGTTCTGGGAGGATATTCAATAAGTTTGATTTTGCCGGATCGTTTTAAAAAACCTTCCATTTTCTTTGCTTTTTTCAAAACTTTGGTGGCTGTTATTTCTTCCCTTGTTACTTCCCGATACCAGACAGTTTTCTGCCATGCTTTAGTTCCCCGGCATTTGGTGCACGGAATATAATTTTTGGGAGAATCTTCATAATCAAGCTTGATGTCAGGATCATCCTTTCCGCCTTTTTTATCCTTAACATATAAACTAACCTTAGAGGCTCGTTGCCGGCAATCCCCATTTTGATTCAAAGCACAATCAAATACAGGAATCAGAATTTTGCCAGCATATCGTTTATCGGGCAAACCCGTTATACCTGATTGGATGCGTTTGACCATTTGGCGTTCTGTCATTTCAAGAGATACGAAAACCACATTTAATCCGGCCAATGCCGCCCGTTCTGCTATCCACCACAGCCACCAAGTTTTACCAATTCCTTGCTCACCAATAACAGCAAATAAATAATTTCTCTCAAATGGGCCAATTATCTTGCCTAATTCACCGGGAAGCTGAAAAAGGATGTCTGAGGAATCCTCATTAAAAGCGTCCCTGATAGCTTCCTTATCTCGTAATGGATCAATACCTTTGGCCGTTATTCTGGATACTCTTTCAAATCCTTTTAGCAGGGCTTCAGCTTCTTCTGTCCGGCCCGCTGTGATTGCCTTAGATAGCTCATATTTGACGTTTTGAAGATGGGCTATCCTGAAATGCTTTTCAGCATTGTCCAAGGCATACGAGGCGTTAAAGGTGCTTCCACGGGTATATTCATCGGATAGGTCAGATAATAATTCTTCGATATTGTCAGCAACTTCAGGAGCAATATCAATTTCTTTTTTATCCCTGAAAATATCTTCGATATGTTTGCCTGGGGCTTTTTCGTATTGGTCAAAGTATTCTATGCACCACTGGGCGATCATTTTGGTATCTTTGGCAAGTAGGCAATCATGGGTCCACATTGACCTTATGCCCCGCATAAAATCATCACTAATAATCATCCCGGTAATTATTTTTCGCTCTATTTTAGCATCCGGAGGAGTTCTGCGTTGAATTGCCATTAATTATTCCTTTTGGCGTATTTAGCTAACATCATTCAGGATTGAAGACTCAACTCTTACAAAATCACCTTCACAAGAATATGTTGCGTAATATAGCCATCCATCAACATCAGACTTTTGTATATCTTCTGAGTGTCTGGTGTTGTTTCCTATAAATTTTTTAGCGTAAGTAATAGCTTTGTCTAATGTATCAAATACGCGAACATGGGTATCAACATGCCGATCTTCACAAATTGCCGTAAATATTTCCATTGGTTCCTCCTCCAATTATTTACTCATTTTTATGATTTTCTTTTTTAAACTTCATAATTCTCCTTTTGGCCAATTTACAAGGCGTTTTGAAGGACTTAATTTAAAAGCAATACCCTTATATATCCTATGCCCTAAAAGCCTTGATACGGCGTTGTTAGATAGCCTTATTTTAGGATATAAGGATTATTATTTCCCTTTATTAAACTTTTCTAATAATTTTACTGGATTTAAGACATTGGGAATATGAGGCAGATCATCCCATATGTCTGCAATGTATGCTTTGAAAGCCCATCCAACTGAAGACAAGGGCTGTGGATTGGCGTTTTTAAGTACGTATGGGGTGTTCTCAAGAAAGGAAATATAATTGTCATAAAAATATGTGTGCAGCTTAGGTGTCTCTCCATGACTCAAATCAT